GATCGCCGCGCCGCGAGCCCGAGATAGCACCGCCGCCCGATCCTACGGACGACGCCTGCGCTAGCCCTGTTGCAGCGATCAGCCCGACTTGCACGGCGCCGAGCGCCTTGATCTTTGCAGCCGCCGCCGCGCCCGCTATCGGGCCAAGGTCGGCATAAGCACGCATCACGGCGGTTGCTGTATTCTGGATGGTCTGCGCGATCTGCAGTCCCTTGTTGAGTGCAATCGCCGCAACCGCCGCCGCTTTCGACTTTTGGCCAAGCTGCTGCAGCAAGCCAGCGGTTGCGTTCGCCGTCGCGTAGCGCATGGCCATGATGGTGTCTTGGGTCTGCTGCTCCAGGCGGGCTTGCTCGCTGGCCACGCGCTGCGCCTGCTCCAATTTCCATTCGTCGAAAGCGACGATCGCCTGCATTTCCAGCTCGCGAAATTCGTCCCGCGTCAACACGTCGGCCTCGAGGGCTTCCCGCAATATCTCAAGCTGCTGCTGGTACGCGGCGGTGCGGCGATCAAGGTCGGTCTCGAATTCGCGCGCCAGTTCCTGCCGAACCTGATCAACCGCAAGCGCCGCTTCGGTCTCGGCCCTGATCTGCCGCTGGATTTCAAGCTGCTCGAGTAGGTAGTCGATCTGCTGGCCGGACAGCTCGCCCTGGCCACGCGCGATCAGGTCGATCTGCTCGATCTCGTGGCGCAACGCCTGGGCATCCTCGACGCGCCCCATTGCCTCGAGGAAGCTCGCTTGCTCCATCTGGATGCCGCGCGCCATGTCCTGGCGGAGGTCGGCGAATGCGTCGCGCACCGCACCGACGGAGGCAGCAGCCGGCGCCATTACGCCGTCGAGCGTCGATCCGAAACTCCCTGCCTGGGCCGTCGCGGCGGCGGCGGCGTCCTTTGCCTCTTGGAACATCAAGGCCAAGCGCTCGCCCATCGGCGCCGCATCTTCCAGTCCTTGAATAAACGCCCGCTGTGCCTCGGCCGCCGCGATCAAATCGCGCTGGTATTCGGTGGCTTCGGAGCCGAACAGGCCGCGCACCGCCGCGCCGGCCCGAGCCGCTGCCGCCTCGGTCTCCTGAAACACGAGCAGAAACCGAGCTGCTGCCAGATTGGCGCGCTCGTATGTGTCCACGATCCAAATAACTGCAGCGACAACGCTTTCGGCCGCCCGCTCGGCCGCTTGTCGCCACCCGCCGTGCTGCCGCGTGATTTCGTTCAGCCAGTTCGCGGCCACCTCGAGCGCCGGAGCCAGCGCCACCGTTAGCCGCGTCGCCACAACCTCGATAACCCGCCCGATCCGGGACATGGCGTCGTTTGCCCGCTCGATCCCGGCCGCGTCCACCTCGGAGATCGATAAGCCAAAGTCCTCGACTTCCTGCCGGGCCGCCCGGATAGCGTCGCCGCCGCCGCGAAGCAGGTTGATCATCTCGGCGTTGCGGATGCCGAACTGCCTGAGCAAGTCGCCGGCCTGCGACGCACTCAGCCCGAGGCCCTGGACGCGATCGGCGATGAGCGCCATGCGCTGGTCTACGTCGAGCCCGGCCAAGTCTTGCGCCGTCAGCCCGAGACGCTGAAGCGCGTTGGCCGCTGGTGTCCCTGCACGCTCGGCCTCGCCAAGCCGCCGCGTCAACATCTCGATTCCGCTTTGCAGGCCGCCAGCACTCACGCCCGCATCGGCCGCCGCGATCTGAAGGCCGCGCAAGCCATCAATCGAGGCATCAAGCGACCGGGCGAGCTTGGCTTGGGCGTCTACCGACGCCAGCGTGCTACGGACCATTGCGGCGAGGCCGGCGGCAATGGCGGTTGCGAACCCGGCCGCGACCATCGCGCCACGCCTGAGCACGGCGGCAAATTGCGCGAAGGATCGCCCAGAACCCTGAGCCGCGCGGCCTAGCTTGCCGGTAGCGCTCTCGGCCTGCCCAGCGGCGCCGGTCAACTTGTTCAGGTCTTCGGCCGCGCCCTTGACTTGGCGACTGTCGACCTTGAATCCCAACTCTGCAACGTCAGCCACGGCGCGCCACCCGGCCTAGTATGCGATCGACGCCGGCCGCGTCATTGCCGGCCGCCCGCGAGCGCGTTGGCTTCTTGCCTGCCCTGTCGCTCCAAATCTGCAGCGCCATCGCGTCGAGAGCGCGCACCTGCTCGATATCCCAGGGCGACAAGTCGTCACCCGTCAGGCGGCAATAGGCGTCGATGTCCTGCCACCCGATCGGCTGCATCGCGCCGCGCGCGCTGGAGAGCATCTGAAAAGCATGCCAAGCGCTTTCGGCCTCGACCGGCAGGGGCGGCGGGGCTCGGTGCCCTTGCAGGACAGCGGCCCCGTAGGCCATCAGCTCGTCTCCGATTTCGGCAAAAAATTTTCGCGGTCCTGGATGAACTCGGCCGCTTGATCACGGAGCCACGAGACCTTGGGGTGCGAGAACACACGCCGGACATTTTCGGGCGTGCAGTCCAGTTCTTGGCCCTCTAGTGCAATGCCTTCCCATCGGGCCACGCAATGCGCGAGCACCATGATGCCGGTCGCCTCGTCGTCGTCTTCGATCAGCGCCCGCTTGCCGGACTTCATCACCCGTTTGCGCGCCTGCCGCCGCACCTCCTGCAGCGCCTTGCTGTGCTGCGGCGTATCCGGGCCGTAGAGCCAGAGGCGCGTTCCGTTCAGAGCGCCACCTGTCACCGGATGCTGCACCTGCATCTCGATCGGCTCGTCGCCTGTCGCAAAATCGAGAAGGTCGACCATGCCGATCAGACCGAAATCACGGCGGGATCGACGTAGACGACAGGCGTGTTGACGCCGATCGAGACGTTCATCCGCATGATGTTGTCGTTNGTGCCGAATGCTTCACGCTGCGACATGACNAGGCCACGAAAGAACCGNAAGCCGTTGGAATATGTGGCATCNGGCGCGTTCGGCAATTCGACCTTGAAATTGTAATTGAAGTTGGTCGCCTCAGCGGCTCGCAACGCATCCTGGCCGGCGTCCAGCGGATCGACACCGATCACGAGGTCCATCTGCCCGGCATCGCGGGCGCCCTTGGCCTTGCGGATGCGGCCATCACCGATCGCGGCGAAGGTGACGGCCGAGCTTTCGTCGCCCAGCTCGCCGAGGTCTTCGATCTCGCCGACAAGCACATAGCTGCTGTCGGTCTCGTACCCTGCTTGATCGAGGGTAGCCGGCGCCACCGACGGAGCCGATGTAGAATTTCGCGCCGGAAGTGGTCTGCACCGTCATGTCGGGCTCCATCTGAGGGACTGCGACGCATCACGGCGTGGCTCGGTGCCGTTGCCCTGTCAGCACCTAATGGTCGGGACGGCGCGGCGATTGTATCGCGCGGATTATGCCGGCGCAAGAGCGGAGGCTATGCCCGCTCAGTCAGCAGCAGCCAGCGATGCGACTGTCGGGCTGCGATCGTTAAGCTGGCCTCAGCGGCAACGGGCGGACCATGCCCCTGTTCGAGCGCCCCTGATGCGGCCGCTGTCGCCGCGTAGATAGCTCCCGTGCCGTGATTGTAGATTCCGACATACCGGGTCGCGCCCTGCAATTGGTAAGACGCCGCGCCGTCGACTGCGACATCGCGAGCCTTAATCAAAGGGCCGTATATCTGAATTACGCCCACGGTCTGCGAGCCAGACTGAGCCCTCGGCACCTCGGCGTATTCTGCAACATTCACATCCGCAGGCACGTCACACCTCCACGCTAAGGAATTCAGGCGGCTCAGGAGCAGGCGGCGGTAAAGGCTTGTCGGCCATGACCACCGCGCGCCAAGGGATCGTCACCGGCACATACAGCCATGCCGCCTCCTGGATGGGCGTGGCTGCGGAGCCCGGCCGGAAGTCGATGCGCACCCGCTCGCTGTAAAGCCGCTGGGACCGCGGAAAATGCTTGATCACGTCTTGCGCGGCCTGCAGAGGTGCCGGCAACCCCACGCCGTTGGACCAGTAGACCCGGCACAGCAGGATGCCTTGATATACCAGCGCGCTATCGTCGCCGACGCCCGGCGCCGTGGTCGGGTTGATGAAGTACTCCACCCAGATGTAGCGCGGCTTGTTCGGTGGCTTGACCGCAGTACCGGCGAACACAACCGGCAGCGGCGGCGAACCGATCGCCATGCCTTCCGCGTGCTCGAGGATCAGGCGGGCGATGTCGGCTGTTCTATCCATCGTCGTCCTCACCATAGATCGGGCCGATCGGCGCCACCCATTCGCCTGCCTCGGTATCGAGAATGCGAACCCACTCGTCTGCCCTGCGCATCGCGGTCGCCATCTCCCCAGTCAAATCCTTTTGCTGGATAAAGAATTCCTCGGCGGCCCGCGCCAAGATAATCCTTTCATGCGCCCGCACATCATCGAGCGAATCGAAATCGCCGACGAAATCTGCCTTCGGGCCCGCCGCATAAAACTGCTCGCCAGCCCAAACTAGATAACGCTTCATGATGCTCGGCTCCTCAGTTCTCGCGCCACCTCGGCAACGATCTGCTGCCACCGCTGAGCGGCGAGCGTGACCCACAGGCGAGCGGCGCGGCCTCGCGTGCCCCAGTGTACATGCGCGGCGTAGTTCATAGTCCACCCAAGGTAGATGGTATCGCCAGCGTCCCAATTAGCGATAGATAACGTAATCTGCTGGTCACTGCCCTGCAAATCTTCGCCAACTCGCGGCATCGCCGTTGTTGACGCCATCAACGAACTGCGCAACGCTCCAGTGTCAATCGGGAGGTTGCCACCTTTGGCCACGGGAGTCTGAGCGACATTCACAAGTCTTTGGACACTCTCTTTGCGGACCGCATCGACACGTTCTGCTGATTGCCTTACCCAACTATCG